ATGCTTTTTCGAAAAAGAAACGCCCCTGAACAACCTGCCCTGTAGCGCGAACCTTTGCGCGCGCTACGGCCCTGCGGCGAATACCGCCACGCAACCGCTGCCCTGGGGCGCGCACAATGTGCCCTGCATCCACAAAACGGGAATAAAACGCATCTAGATTGGCTTTGTTTTTGCCCACCGCGCGGAACTTTTTGCCCCGGCGCGTGGTGACCACATATTGCAGCGTGGCCTCTTTCTTTACTGTTAAGTTGCTTAGCACACTGCGCCGCAATACGCCGCTGCGCTTGGCGGTGGTGCTTTCAATCGAGCGCACCAGTGCTTTTTTAAACACGTTTGCGCCTGCGGCTACGCCCGAAATTACAACCTTTTCTTGGATTTCACGCGGGAGCGCTTTAAACGCTTCGCGCAAACCCTGCAAGCCCGTTACTTTCAATTGCGCATTCATGGTAGATCGGCCACCATATCGCTGCGCGTAGTTTCCATTGCTAAAAACTCAACGAAAATACCGCGCTCTTCGAAATTGGATTTACTGTGAATGTTGAAAATCCGGTCACCAAATTTGATGCGCAATTTCACATCATCAATAGCCGCGTAGAAACGGGTGGTAACGCGGTGCGGCGCTTCATTCAATGGCCCACCGCTGGCGATGATTTCGCGGCCTGTAGCGGGGCGCAGCCATGCCCACACTGGCATGACATCAATCCATTCATGCTCGCGTTCACCGATCGTATCTTGCGCGGCAGTGCGCCGCTGGAAGGTGACTCGGTGCCTTAGTTTTCCGGCTTGCATTGCGGCTCTACTTGTTCACAAAGCACAAAGTTGTTTACTACCACCGAACGCACATCCACCGCATCTCCGTCAACGTACATGGTGACATTAAGCGACAGCGGCTTACCCTCGCCAGCCGACAGAGTGAATTCTGATACGACTGACACGTCAAGCCCAAGCGCTTTTACGCCCGAAATTAACAAGGGGTTGCCGCTCAATATTGGCTTCATTTACAACCCAAGCCGGTAGGTAACATTCACGCGCCAAATCACGCCGGTGTAAACAGGACAAACAATTGTGGTGGCAACACCGGCGGCGGTACAGGCCAAACCACTACTTCCGGCATCTAGGGATTGCATTTTGTCTACGCCGATACCGCCAGTGTCCGCGCCGAACGTGAATGCGAGCGCGCCGGGGATGTTCGTGCTGGTAACCACAACCGGTGCAAGCGCCGCTGTGAGCGCTGCCGTGGCGCTGCGCACTATATCTACCCGATCAATGTAGTGCCGCAAACCTGCGACGGCAGGCAAGGTAGCGGTAACCGCTGCGCCTGCCACGCCGGTGGCTGTGACCGTTAGCGTGTTTGCGCGCTGGTTCATCACATACGGGTTGCTGCTCGCCGCGGCCTCGCTAATGATTGTGACATCCGCGCTACCTGCGACCCATGCGCTTGCGCGCACGCGTATTTTTTTGAACTGCCCGCAACCAATAACGTAAGTGCGGATTACGCTTGTGGTGTTGATTGCCTCTAAAACAATTGGTTGCCCCGCGCTTGGAATAGTGCCGCCGCTGCAGGCGTTTGACAACGGCCAGGCGAGCACGGAGAAGAAATTCGTACCATCAATAGATGCAGAGAACTCTAGCGATGAGTTCCAAGTGCCAGCACCGGCATTGACGTACACCGACGCGGCTTCGCAGCCGTTGCAGTCGTGAACGACCTCTGCATTTAAGGTGGCGAGCGAACCGATGCTTTCGCGGCGCTCGCGCACCGGCACAAAGGCGGCTAGGAGATTGCGAATAATACTCATACATGCACCTGAAATTTAATGTTGTAGGGGCCTACAAATTTACTGTTGTTGTCGCTGGCCAAAATGAAGCGCACCTGATCGACCTCGGGTATGGCTTGCAAACGCATGGCGCTATCGGATAACTCTTCGATGTCGTTTTCCTGATCGGGCGTATGCGCAAACCATGCGAGCACCGCGTTGGCAGGCGCAGTGCCGGGGCGGGCTACTGTTTGCTCGCTGTAGGCGTTGGCTACAGTGGGGACGGCAAGCACCGCCGATTCAACAGGCGTGCCGCCGCCAGCGCCGGGCAACGTGTCGCCGATGGGCAGCTCTTTTATTTCATTGCCGTCAATGACGAGAGGGCGGCGCAAGGCCATGAATTACACTCTCGTTACAGCAATGTGTGGCTCGAATGAAATCTCTGTAGTAGAGATTGCTCGCCCTACTGATTGCATGCGGTTTCCCGTGGCTGCGGGGGCTGTTGGAGTAACCGTCCCTGCTGTGGTGGAGACAAAATATTCTGCCCCAACCGTGAGACCTGAGAGTCCGGTAATTGAGCCTTCAAAATATACGAGCGCGGCGGCGGGGCTGGTTGTAGCGGCCAGCACGAAGCCTACCGCCTCTTTGCCAACGGCTGTTGCGTCCGCCCTGCGCGCCGTCGGCGTGCCTGCGTTATCGAATACATTTACCACGTTGCCTGCGGCTAAGTTTTCGCTCGTTACGATAGACTTTGTATCCGCACCAATTCCGACCGGCATGACGGTACTAGACAAACGGCCAGTACCGTCTAGCTCAGGAATTTTCCCAGCATCGCCCGCTCCGGCGCTGGTGACTATGGATACGGCTTCGGAAATCGCGTTTCCGATTATGGTGAGAAATTTCATTTCGTGGCCTTTTTAGATTTGCAAAATAGCGGTTTGGATATCGACAAAAATACTGGTGGGGCTCGTTGCGTGCCCAATGATTTGAAAGAATGCCGCACCAGCGACGGGCGATTGCGTGAGCTGCCCGTTTGTGCCGAGCAATACGCTTTGCCCTTGCAACCACGCCCATGACGGTTCTGTAACGTCCCCCATCCGAACGACATTTACAGCATCGCCAATTGCTGCGGCATTGAGCGCTAAACCCAAAACATCATCGGCGTGCTCTGCGGCTAATACATCGGCGTAATCAACTTGCGTTGCGCTGACACTACGAACCACTCTATGCCCGCCGACAGCTTGCGCGGCGATGCGGCTGTAAACACCGGAGCCGGTGGGGCCGGGCGGGCCGGGCGGGCCTGCTACGGGGTAGGGCTGCAATTGCAAGCCGCCCGTTTCGCTTACGCTGCCACACGTTGCGCCGCAGGTATTTACAGGCGCAGGACATGGCGCGGCGGGCATTACGATTTGGCCGGTTAGGGGATCAATATCGGGCACGCTATACGCCTAACTTTTGCCGATACCGCCACATCAAATGTTCGGCGGCGGGGTTTTTCTTAAAATCAAAACTTGAGAGGCTTTCGCTTTCGCGGTTTTCCCACATGCCGCCGACGTAGAGCAAAACGGCTTGCTCAATTGAGGCGGGGACTTGACCGCCGAACCCGGATCGGTAGTTGATTTCAACCAAGGTAGCGCCAGTGGGCCAGGGCTCATCGGGGGTGATATCTACACCACCATTGCAGTTTTGCGTGACGACATACGATGCGCGCAACGCGGTAATGGGCATCATGGCGCGTGGGCCACCACCATCGGGGATGTAGGTAATGGAGGTGACGGCGATTGCGCCTAAGCCGTTAATCGAGAGCGGCGTAGCGCCATCCTCGAACATATCAGCTTTGAGCTTGTATTCATCCACCCGCCATTGCACTTGACACACGCCCTCTACATACTCAGTAGCGGCGCGGATCATGCGCGCTATGGCGGTATCCTCTAAGACGTACGTTTGGTCAATTCGGCATTGCACTTTGGCATCTGCAAGCGTGACAATGCCCGCCCCTGCGGTGATTAGCAGATTCGCGTATTGAGGCATACGTGCGCACTCTCAGTTTTTCAAAAAAACCGAAAGCGCGGGCGTATGCCCTGCGGCGCAGATTGGGCAGTTTTTCAGGAGATAAACCCGAAAAACGGCTTGTTTTGCGCCGCAGGTATTGGGGAGATTACTCGTTTACATCGTCGGGTTTTGCTGCTGCCTTTGCGAGCTTTTCGGCGTATTTCACTGCCGCCTCATTGCTGTCGCCCAAGCCTTGCTCTTCGATAGACTTTGCCTCAGCCTCAGCGCACGAAATGACTTGGTTGATTGCGCCATATTGGCAATCTTGCAAGATTCGCACTTTGAGTTTTTTGGCCTTTTCTGCAGGCGGCTTTGCAGGCTCGATTGGCGGTTTTGTTTCTTCTGACATGTGGTTGCCCCTTTAAGTTGCGGAGTTTTGGAAGACCTTGACCGCGCCGCCCACGTCCATCAAGTTGCCACCCATGCGCATGTGCGCCATGAAGCCAACTTGACCTTTTTTGGTGTATGGCGAATCGGTGAAGCGGTACATGGTGAGGTCCATCACGTCGCGCACCACGTAGGCGCTCAAATCGCCGAACAAAATGGATTTGGCGTTCGCCGCCATTTGCGGCACATATTGATTGACGTAGACCTTCGATCCAAGCAACACACCAGACCAGTTGCCGGGCGTGCTGTCGTCGTACCACGGCGTGAACAGTGGGCGATTGGATGTGTCTTTGATTTTGCGCAAGAAGGCAATCGTTTTATCGTGCACCATGAACGAACCGCCGTTGGCGATACGGTAGGCCGGATCAATGCTGTGTTGCAAATCGACAAGTTGGTCGTAGGTAACGCTGGTAACCGAGCCGGTTGCCCCTGCTACGCCTACCGTCGCTGCGGTAACTAAGCCATTTGGTTGGCCCGAACCGGTGCCGATTGCTGCGTGCTTGTTTGTGATACGCGCGAGACGCGTGGCGAGCCGCCCTTTTACAAACGCCTCAATATCCACTACCGAATCTTGCAGCAATTCGATTGGCACAACTACGACTTTGCTTCCGTATTTGTAAACCGGCAAAGGCATTGAACCGAAAGAAATATCTTGGTCAGCTGCGGAGGTGTTTTGATCAAGCAACTCGCCTTCTTCGCCAGTGCCGTCGCTCGTTGGATACGAAAGCGGATTGCCTTGACTGGTGCGCAATACGGTAGACGTGGCGCGCATTTCGCCATACGCAACCATCTTGTCGAGCACGGATTTCGCAACATCCGTTTGAACCGTGAACCCGCCCTCGGTGTTGGTGGTAGTGCTCATGGTGTTGCGGATGATTTGCCATTGCTCGGCATTGAGCGCGCTATCGCCACCGCGAAGCCAGGTGTTAAACATGGCAGTAGGCGAGTTTGCGCCTGCGTTTTGCGCGTCGCGCCGCTGCTCGGGCGAGAGGTTAACTACTTCGCCCCCGCCCATTTCCGCTTCCAACTCTTGCGCTCGGGTTTTGGCGTTGATTTGATTTTTGAGCGACTCGATTTCGCTCATCATTTGGTCGTATTTCGATTGCTTTTCCGCGCCCCACCCTTCGGACTCGGATAGGCTGCGTACTTCCGTTACGAGAGCGTTGAGGCGTTCCCGCAGTGCTTTGATTGACATTGTGTTTCTCCAATAAAAAAAGCCCGCTTGCGACGGGCTTGAATGAAAACAACGCGGGAGCGTTGCGCTAACTACAAACTTCTAAACGTAAAGGGCTGCGCTGGCGATTTGCACGGCGCGCTGCATACGCGCGCGCTCGGGCTCGGTGAGGTCTTTTTGGTAATCGGCTTTTGGGGCTTGGGCTTTGGGCGCGTTTGCAAATTCGCTTAAATCCCACGCGATACCTGCGGCGCAGTTTTGAGCGCTTTCGAGGGCGTGCGTAGAAAAACCTGCGGCGAGGGCTTGCTCTGCGTCGTACCACGTCTCCGCGCTCATTGCAGCGCTCGCCTGCTCTTCGTTGAGGTTGGAGCGCCTTGCGTAGTCTTTCGCGAGGTTTGAATCGATCTTGGTGAGCAGTGAAACGACTTGGTTGAGGTCGTTTTTGTTGCCCATTGCGAAGGTCCACGCGTTGTGGATCATGAGAAATGAGCCGTCGGCGATGCTGCGTTGGTGCCCAGCGATTGCCACCGTAGAGGCCGCGCTTGCCGCGTAGCCCTCTACCATTGTGTGCACATCGCTATCGTGTTGGTAAATGGCTGTAGCCATTGCCCGCCCGGCGAATGCATCGCCGCCTGGGCTATTAATGTGAAGGTTGACCTCATTGCCGCGTAGCGAGTGCAGGGTTTTTACGAAGGATTCGGCGCTTACGCCGCCCCACCATTCAGCGGTTGCATCGCTATCGACGATTACATCGTAGAGGTATAGATCGGTAGGGCCACCGCCTGTGGCTTTATCTTGAATGCCAAATTTGCGGGCGGGGTTTCTGGCGTTTGCACGCACTAAATTAAACAGTTTGTGCTTGATCACTTTGGGTTCCTTGTTGCCATGTTGTGAGCTTGTTGGCTTCGCCACCAATTGGCGGTAGGTTTTTCTTGCGCCGCACTTCATCTTGTGTGAGCCACCCCGAGCCGTTGCTACCGCCTAGCGCCGCACGGAAGTATTCGGCTTGCGATTTGCTGTCGCCTTCCATGTACACATCGCGGTCGGCTTCGATGAACTTGCCCGCTCGCAGGTAAATCTTGCGGTTCATTTCTTGCTCGAAAACAGTTACGTGCGCATTGAGCGTGCCGGTCATCAACCCGCGTTGGTGTTGCTCTACGCCGGTGCCGAAATTGCTTGCTTTTTCGCTAAGCCCAATGAGCACGGGCGGTACGCCCATTACGGCGCAGATGTCGTTTTGCGACATATCCATTGCCGCGATTAACTGCATATCCGCGGGGGACATCGTGAGTGTGCCAGCCTCCATGCCGCCTGCGAGAATGAGGGGCACGGGCGCTCCATACGGGCCGCGCGAGGTAGAGGCGAGCCAGGAGTTTTTATACTCCTCGCGCTGCTTTGGATCTGGGTTGCCAGGGCTTTTGATGTAAACCTGCGGTAACCCACCCTCGGCTACCATGTTTCCAATGTGCTTGCCAGCGGTGTATCGGTTTGCGATGGCTTGCCGCACGGCGAACTGAATCGGGGAGAGGCTTCTTAATCCATCGAAACACATGCCCGGATCATGCAAAACATCGTCTTGATCGAGCACTATTTTTTTGTCGTGCGCGTACATCGGGTGAAAGATGTATACGTTGCGCCCGTCAATGCGCCGCACCTCGGTGAGCAGCGGGTGGTGCGGGTGAAACCCTACGATTTTGTTGCTGTAGCGACTTGCGCGCTCAATGCGGGTGAATGCATCGCCGTGGGTGAGGCGCGAGGTGACGCGGTACGTCCACCAAGTAGCCGCCGGCATGAATGGATTTGGCTCCTCATTGAGCAGGAACCATAAATCATCATCACTGCGCTGGCGTGTGCCATCGGTGTTGCGTTTGTAAATGTGAAACGGGAGCGTGCTGATCGCGCCGCCGATTTTTGCAAGGCAGGCGTAAAACGTGCTGACTTGCATCGCTACCGATTCGTTGACCACTACGCCTGCGGTGCAGGGGCCGTAGCCACTGGTGAGCAATTGCGAAAGCTCGCCGCCTTGCACGCCTTCTGAAATACGCATGGCGGCGTTGTTTACCTGCGGCGCGGTCTGCTGCTCGGGCGCGGGCTCTGGGCGTGACTCGACCTGCGGCGCGGGTTTTTCGCCGAAGAGTCGAGAGAATATCCCCATGTTTAACTGAATGCGTACATTGCGGGCTCTACCTTTTTTTCCTCATCCATCCACGCGCCAATAGCCGTGATCGCCGCGATACCTGCGTCAATCTTTTTCTCGGGCTTTTCTTTGTGCGGGTACACGTTGTCTTTCTTGTCGAAAATTCCGACGATGTTTGATAGTTGCCACATGAACGCAGGGTCGCCGTTCGTTACGATGCGCCCCTGCTTTGCAAGCGCCTGAAAATGCTTTGTTGCTTCGCTCATATTGGCGACGGTTTGTCTCAACTCGACCATCGGCACACCTTGCGCCTCTAGCCTCTGCCGCAGGTTTTCAGCCTGCCACGGGTCGTAGCGCACGCTGGTCAAACGGAAGCGTGAATAGTCGTCCAATATGTCGTCTTCGATCACACTCTGATCGATTACTTCGCCATCCATCACAGTGAGCACACCCGTTCGCGCCCAACCTGAGTAGGCGGCGTTGGTGCTTTCCTCAACCGTGGCCTCGGGTATGTAGTGTTTGGCAAAAAGGTAATACTTTTCGCCGCGCTTGAACGCTCGCACCGTGGCGCAGATGTCGATCTTTGCCGCTAGGTCAATACCCATTCGGCACTCTTCGCCTTCAAAATCTTCGATCTTGATTGTGCGGTCTACGGCCATGCCGATCTTGACCATATCCATCAAGGCGGCGGCGGCGTTGCACCAAACGTTTAGATGTTTGGTTAGAAAATTATTGAGCGCCGCGGGCGAATTGCGGGCTCGATTGGCGGCGGCCTCCAAAAAATTAGGCATGACGCTCACGCCGTAATTCGGGTTTGCTTTTTGCCAGGTTGATTCTTTGAACCAACCTTCTGGATTGTTATCCTCTTCGTCGATCGTGTAGATCATGACGAAGCGGGTTTCGTCTACGATTGCACCACTTAGCACCTTGATACCGTAGTCGCGCACTTCGTAGCAGATACCTGTTTGATCCGTACCGGATGTGGTGATGTCGATCACCAATGGCTGCTCGCGCGAGCCCAGCGCGGTTTGAATGATGTCGTACACGTCGCGCGATTTGTGCGCGTGCAGCTCATCAATGACCGTGATGTGTGGGCTCAGGCCGTCCAGCGTGCTGGCTTCGCTTGAAAGCGCTTTGCACAATGAAAACCGATCCGGTATTGCGAGGTCGTATTTGTTGACTACGATCCCAAATTCTTTTTGCAGGCTTGCATCGCGCATGACCATCGCACGGGCGAGGTTGAACGCAATGCCTGCCTGCTCTGCCGTGGTTGCGGCGCTGTAGCACTCTGCGCCGGGCTCATCCTCTAAGGCTAAGCCTATTACTAAATTCCCAGCGCTGATCGACGTCTTCCCGTTTTTGCGGGGAATTTCGATGTAAGCCTCTTGAAACCTACGAAGCTCAGTACCGACGCGACACCAACCGTAGATGTTCACCTGAATGAACACTTGCCACGGCTCGAGCACTATCGTTTCTGCGCCGCGGGCCCACTTGCCTTTGATATGGCGAAGCATTTCGAACGCGGTACAGGAACGAATCGCCAGCGATTCGTTTAAGTAATACGGAAAAACCTCTGAGCCAGCGCGCTCTAAATCACGCAGATACCGCCGACACGCCTGCTTGATGTACTGGCAGGCATCAATTCTTTTTTCAACGACATCGAGCGCGTACCCTCGCGCAACGCCGATGAAGTCTTTCAACGATTTGCGCCGTTGGCAATCGCGCCCCAAGTTGGTTTGTCACCAACCCCCGGCAATTGCGGCTGCATCGAAACCGATGCGTGAACGCGCATACGAGCCGAGGCGCTCATACCGAACGGCGCGAGGTACTTGTTCAACTGGTCTTTTGTTTTTTCAATCTGATTCGCCAGGGCCGAGGCGCGCTCAAAGCCCGTAGGTGTTTTGAAAAAGAACCAATCAACCTCTTCTTTTCCTTCCTGCTGTAGAAGGGCCGATTTCTTTCCCGCCTTGGCTTTCAACAAAAGCACCAAATCGCCGTAGGTGTCGCAGTAATTCAAAAACGCGGCTTTGTCGATTTCAGCGATAAGCCCAAGCGCGGCGAGCTCCGCGCCCATCGCCTTCCATTCCTTTTTTGCCTCCACCGACAAGTAGGGCGGGCACTGCGGAACTGCCACGTCCGGGTTTACCCCATCCGCCAAATTGATCGGGCGACGACCAGCATTACCCGTGGCCAACCTGAGAACGTTGGGCATTGGGGCCGGACCAGACATGTTTACCTAAGAAAAAAAGTTTCTAACTTGCGCGCGCAAAATCCTGAC